TAATACCATCCTTTGTCATTACGCCAAATAAAAGCCGTATTAATGAAACAGATAATAGGACGGTAACATTTACTATAGCTACGCTCGATGTTGATGCGGGCACGCCGATAGATTGGCGAATTCTTGATAATGCAACAAAGCAACCGTTTGAGTCAACCGCTATTGAGGCTGCTGCAAACAGTGGTGTCGCTAACGTAACGACAACCTCCAATGCGGGCAGCGCTACTATTGTCGTTACCGCGGTACAAAACTTGCCTAACGTCGGCACTAAAAGTTTTATAGCAGAAATAACATTACCGAGCGGTACAAAACTTACTAGCAGCGTTGTGGAATTAATTGCCGCCTCGAAACCAACACCAAGCTATACACTTACAAGTAATAAAACGAGGATAAATGGAGGGGGGTCTGTAACCTTTACTGCAACTGTTACAAATACTAGTCCTGGCGACATACTTCAAATATCATGTGACCCGTCTAGTCCTAGACTAACCCCAGCTAGTGCCGATTTTACCGTAACTTCTGGCTCGACGGATACATCTATCTTTACTGTTGCTGCAACTGCAGGGGCCAGTGTTTCATTTTCAGCGGTTTTAACACGCTCTGGCGGGGTGTTGGCACGCTCGGATGTGGTAACGGTGGAATGATAAATCTACCAACCCTAAAGCAAACTGCGCGGGTATGTATAAATAGTCTATATGGCGACCTACAGTAACATTTATATTGATCAAGGCAGCTCGTACTCGTCTGTTATTAAAGTAAAGAATAGCAACAAGATGCCGTTTGATTTATCTGGCTATAGCGCACGGGGCCATATACGTCGAAGCTACACTTCAAGTAATTTTGTAGCTTTTAGTACAGCTATAGATGACACCGAATCAGGCGAAATTACTATTAGTCTTACCCCAGCACAAACCAAAGCTATGAAACCTGGTCGATATGTCTATGATGTTGAAATATTTCATAGAGAGTATATGACTATTCAACCGGTTCCGCCCGCACCGCCCTACACGATGCCGATAGACAACCCGGTAACACGTGTCGCTGAGGGTCAAGTTGAAATATCACCTGCATCAACAAGGATAAGTTAATGCCAAACACGCTAATAACAATTATAGCGGAGACGCCAGCAATTCAAGGCAACACCATTGATACTGAAATAGTCACAACGCTGCCGGCCGAGTCTGTGATTGTAGTCACGACTACACTTGAATAATTAAAATTGGTGAGTTAGGCCGCGAGGATGACGTCTGCAAACTCGTCGAGTGTGAGATGTAATTTTGCAGAGTTTGCTTTAAAAAATACTTTGTCTCCCTCAATTCGATATATTACAATATAGTCGACAATTCCAATATTCATACCACGAAGCAGTTCTTTAAAATCACTCTTCACATAGACTCTATCATTAATTTTCATATACATACATATTTATGTGTACAAACGCCATAAATTGTGATATATTATAATATTATGAAAAAAAGTGCTAAAATAATAGGATGTGGGCTGTCCGGAATTACCGCGGCTGTGCTTCTTAAACAAAAGGGCTATAGTGTTGAGATTTATGAAACCCGGCCGCACATTGGCGGAAATTGTGCTGACTCATATATAACAAACACACTTGTGCACCAGTATGGGCCACATATTTTTCATACTGATGACGAAGAGGTTTATGCGTTTTTAAGCCAATACACCGAATGGATTCCATTTAAGTATCAACCACAGGGCGAAACTCGACTTGGTCGTGTGAGCCTGCCATACAGTAAAAAGACTGCAGCCGAACTTGGTCGAGAGCTTTCGCAAGAAGAGATTGTCGAATATATCTTTAAGGACTATAGTGAAAAACAATGGGGTGTGCCGTTTTCTGAGATTCCAAAGACTATTACAAACAGGATTCCAAAAACTGCAAATTGTGAGGACCCCACATGGTTTGAAGGTCAAAAATATCAATGTATACCAAAAGAAGGCTATACTGCAATGTTTCACAGGATGCTTGAGGGCATTACAGTACATCTAAACTGTGACGAGCACCGTTGGGTAGATGAACGAGCAGCTGACGACCTTATAGTCTATACTGGCAAAATTGACAGTTATTTTGGAACAGTGTATGGGCGGCTGCCGTATCGCTCGTTACGCTTTGAGCATGACGTACTTTGTGAAAAAATGGATACCTTTTTTATTAATCAAAATAACCCCGACGTCGCATACACTCGTGTGTATGATCACAGCGCATGGACTCCTGGCCATACAGGCCCTACCGTAGTGACTAAAGAATACCCAAAGGAGTGTGGGCCAGACGACGTGCCGTTTTATCCGATTCCCTGGGGTGAGGGTGGGGAGATTTATCGGCAGTACGAGACGCTCGCTGCGGCGGAAGACGGAGTAATTTTTGTTGGCCGCCTTGCAACATACAAATATTTAGATATGTGGATGGCAATAAAGCACGTTATGCTTAAATGTAAGGCTTTGTAGCGTGTTAAAACGTGCTTTGTATAAATACCATTAACGGTTGAATGTATTTTTGTAATGTATTTGTAATGTGTGCCCCCAGAAAAAATTACACATGGAACCAGAAAAATCATTGCTTAAAGAGTTTTTGGAGGGCGGTTGGGTAATTCCAATCGTTGGAGCAGCAGGAATGCTTGCTAGACTGCTCTCATCAGAAAAAAAATATACAATTTGTGAGCAGCTGCGGAACATATTTTCTGCAGCAATTGCCGCGGCAATTGCTTGGTTTATACTAGAGCAGACCGATATTTTAAGTCTTTACAAGGCAATTATATACGGTATTATTGGAGTGGTCTCTCCGGAAATTATAAATGGTATTATAAAATTGGCAAAACATTTTGAGCGCAATCCCGACAAATTTATCACCAAGCCATGAAAAGAAGCACGCTGAGCGCAGCGCTCATTTTAATTTTATGCGCCTTTACGTTTAATTGGGTAACTACTCCACAACTAGTGTCTGCTCATTTTATCGCAGCAACTGCGTTGTGTTTATCTATTTTTGCGGGTGGTTTAATACGCGATTAGTATAAATAGAATATATGAGCTCAAACGTTTACGAAAAGGGTCTAATACATCAAAACTCATCCGCAGTTGCATACGAACCGCTGACTTTTACTGGTGGTTACTATACTCCAACCATTGCGAAGGTATTTGCTGGTCTGTATATTAATCCTGCAGTAACGGACCCAGCTAATATTGTGATTGAAGGTGTGGATGGAGAAACGGCAGTGCTGTCACTAGTCGGTGGGTTGTGGCCGCTTGGTGGTCAACGAATAGTCCAGGCTGGAACGACAATGACGAGCACTGAGGTAACAGTATTATTTTAATTTTATGCTGCAGGGAACTAGATTTGGTCTTGGATTAGATTTGGGCTACCGGTATCGCTTCGGCCAGGGTGGTGGCGGCGGGCAAAACCAGAACAACGGTGGTGGCCCCCCACCACCAAATCCAGGTAACACCTCGGTTGTTGGACTAACTTTGGATGGCGGAGTTGTTAAAAGAAAATATCAGGGATATTTTGCTGATGACTCTACGTTTTTTAACACGAGAATGTTAAATGACTATGCGTATTTTAACTCGCAAGGATATGGTGATTTTCAAATAACAAATTTGGGTTCATACATCACGGACAGCCAATGGGGTAACGACGGTTTCTTTCCTAACCAACAATATGATCTCTCGCCTGCCGTAGGCACGTTTCCAGCAGTCGGGTCCGGGCTTATCTTTTTTGGTGGCAACATCACGGCCGTTACTGCGCAAGAGAGAGCTGCAATAAGTCGGCCACTGACATCCGAGACTATTTCTTCAATTATTGATGATGGCTATTCCGCGGCTGCTGGCGATAATAATAAAAGTCTTATTGCGAGAGGCTATTTTAAACCAGCAGTATCTGGAGTATACAGTTTTCGAATAACTTCAGATGACGCAAGTTATTTGTGGCTTGGTGCGTCTGCACTTGATTATAACAGACAAATAGGCAATGCAGTAGTTTCAAATGGAGGCATTCATGGACCTGCGCCGGCAACTGGCCAATTTACAATGACTGCAAACCTATATTATGCGTTAGCCATAATGTTTGGTAATGGACCCGAAGGAGAAGGGGTGCTGACATTTGAGTATATTCCGCCTGGATCCAGTGAATACACTACTGATTTAACTGGAAAATTATGGCATGCCACTGGAACGACCGGGCATGGACAGGGAGGCATTGAAACAATTTTCACTAGTCTTGACTCTTCGGTTGAATATTATCCAAACACAATTATCCCCGATAATTTCTTTTTCGGAACTCCTGCAGCTGCAGTGCTTGCCTCAGCGCTTATTTCACCAGCCGTAACCAGCATCGGGGGTTTGGCATTCTATGAATGCGTCGCTCTAACCAGCATTGCGATTCCCAACAGAGTGACGAGCATTGGGAACGGTGCGTTCCAAAACTGCTACGGTCTCGAGACCATGACGATCGGTAACAGCGTGACAACCATCGGCAGTGGTGCGTTTAGCTACTGTACCGCTCTTACGAGCGTGACGATCCCGAACAGCGTGACCACGCTTGGAGAAAGTGCGTTCCAAAACTGCACAGATCTGACCAGCGTGACGATTGGTAACGGCGTGACCACCATCGGGAGTGCTGCGTTCTACGGGTGCACCGAGCTCACGACCGTGACGATCCCCAACAGCGTGACGAGCATTGGGAACACCGCATTCTCTCAATGCACAGGTCTGACCAGCGTGACGATCCCCAACAGCGTGACGAGCATTGGGAACACCGCATTCTCTCAATGCACAGGTCTGACCAGCGTGACGATC